AAATAGCATATTTACCCTTAAATTTGGATTTAGAATATTGTAAAAGTAAATATTTAGAAATCCCGGATGAGGAAAAAATATTACCTATTATTGAAGATGAATATAATAATAATAAATAATATAATAATAAATATCATAAATAAAAAGAACTTTTGGTTTTTACCTAAATATTTATATAAAATGATAAATAAAAAAATAAAAATAAAAATAAAAAAGTATGTCAAACAAGATTTATAACTCACCAGGAGTTTATACAACTGAAAAAGAATTATACTACACATCAGAAAGTTTAGGAGTAACTACTTTGGGTGCTGTGGGGGAAACATTAAAAGGACCAGCTTTCCAACCAATATTCATTAAAAATTATGATGAATTTAGAACTATGTTTGGTGGAACAAGTCCTGAAAAATTTAAAAATACACAAATAGTTAAATATGAATTACCTTATATTGCAAAATCATATTTAACTCAATCAAATCAATTATTTGTAACAAGAGTATTGGGTTTAAGTGGATATAATGCTGGTAATGCAACATTAATTAAAACAATTGGTACACCAATTATTGATACATTATCAACAGGGGTTACTACTGAACCACCAATACCTATTAGTGGATTAACAGCTTTAATACCTGAAATTAATATTGATGATATACCAACTGGTGCAACAGAAACAATGTTTTATTGGGGGTTAATTAATGATGAAAGAAAAAATATATTAAATGGAGTAGAAGTAGGAGTAAATACATTTGAAAATATATATCCAACAGAATTAACGGATGAAGATTTAAAAAATCAAGAATTTGCTAATAATGAATTTAATATAACAGGTGAAAGTGATGAAATAAAATTTGTAGGTAAATCATATTTTATATTACCACAATCAGATGGTACTACTGTAAAAGTTTATGAATTTACTGATACATTAGAACAAAATAATGAATATAAAAATAATATTGTTGCTGTAATTAGAAGTAGAGCAAAATATGAAGGTGAAGAATTAAAATTCTCTAATAATAATAATCCTCCAACAATAAGTCCTATTGATGATATATCAAGAAATCCAAAAGGTAATTTTGATATTACAACAACTGGCGGTACTGGTGGTACATTTTATGAAGTTTCATTAGATGATACTAAGAAAAACTTTATTAAAAATGTTATAGGTGAAACCAACACTGATAAAAATAGTGAATTTTATTGTGAACAAGTTTATAATTCATTATTAAATAAAGGTGTTAGTGAAAATAAAATTTATGGTTTAAGACATGAATTTACTAATGATTTTGGTGATTATGAATCAGAATTTCAAACACCAGTTACACCATTCTTTGTAACTGAATTACGTGGTGGTATGGTTGAAAGATTATTTAGATTGATTTCTATTTCTGACGGTTCAGCAGCAAATACTGAAATTAAAGTTTCAATATTTAATATTGACCCAGATAAAAACTTATTTGATTTAGGTGTAAGAGCATTTAATGATAGTGATAAATCACCAGTATTTTTAGAAAGATTTACAAATTTATCAATGAATGAAGCTTCTGCTAATTATATCGGGAGAAAAATTGGTACAATCGATAATAAATATCCTTTAAGAAGTTCATATATAATTGTTGAGGTTGATGAAAAAGCACCTATTGATGCTGTACCAGCTGGATTTGAAGGTTATCCGTTTATGGTTAAACAAAATATACCATATAAAACAAGTTATATAACACCAAAAGATAAAGTAAAGAAAGTTTATTTAGGGTTTAGCGATATTGATTATGGTTATGATAAAGATTTATTAAAATTTAAAGGTAATTTTACTGGAATGACTTCAACATTGGGTTTCCATTTAGAAAACTTAGCTGAATTAATGGTGGATGAAAATGAAAATAAAATTTTTACAACACCAAGTAATACAAATGCAAAATTAACTGATCTTAATGTTGAAAATAACCCATATAAAGATATTAGAGCAAGAAAATTCACAGTATTATTTAGTGGTGGATTTGATGGATGGGATATCTTCCGTAATAAAAGAACTAATACTGATGGATATAAAATAGGTGGTGATGAATTTAAAAATGGTAATTTTGCAGACCCTTATACAATACCTGATTTTGATGAAGAAATAACAAATACTGACTATTATGCATATTTAATGGGTATTAAAACATTTGAAAATCCAGAAAAATTTGTGATTAATGTATTGGTAACACCAGGTATTGATATTATCAATAACACTGAATTAGTAAGGGAAACTATTGAAATAGTTGAAGAAAAACGTAAAGATAGTATATATATTCCTACTATTCCAGATATTAATGTTAATATGAGTGATAGTAGTGATGTAGATAATTGGATTTTTCCTAATGATATTGTGAGAGAATTAGAAGATAAGGAAATTGATTCTAATTATACTGCAGTTTATTATCCTTGGATTCAAGTTTCTGATATTGAAAATAACGCATATGTTTATATTCCACCAACAGGTGAAGTTTGTAAGAATTTAGCATTTACAGATAACGTAGCTTATCCTTGGTTTGCAACAGCTGGTTACAATAGAGGTATCGTAAATTGTATAAGAACCCGTATTCCATTAGATTTAGAAAAGAGAGATACTTTATATCTTGGAAGAATTAATCCAATTGCAACATTTACTGATATAGGTAATGTAATTTGGGGTAATAAGAACTTACAAATTAGAGATAGTGCATTAAATAGATTAAATATTAGAAGATTGTTGCTTCAAGCTAAGAAACTTATTGTTTCAGTATCTAATAGATTGTTATTTGACCCTAACGATACTACAATTAGATCTCAATTCTTAACACAAGTTAATCCAATATTGGATAATATTAGAAAAGAACGTGGGTTAATTGATTTTAGAGTTAAGTTAAGTGAAAGCACTGATGATACTGATAGAAATACAATGAGAGGCCAGATTTTTATCAAGCCCACCCATTCTTTGGAAATGATAGAGCTTGAGTTTACAGTTACACCTACTAATGTATCTTTTGATGATATATAATAACTAAAATAATAACTATAAAAAAGAGTTTGATTTATTCAAACTCTTTTTTTTTACAAAAAAAAATTGGTTGGTATGATGTTAAAAACAAATAATTTTATAGAAAGAAAGTATAGATATAACTATAGAAAAAGTAATTTAATAAAACAAGGTTTTGATATTAATAAAACAGAACAAGAAATAATGTTTGAAAATGGTTATGATAGAATTTGGGATTGTGGTTCGTTTAAATATGAGCTAATATTAAAATAAAGATTTAATTCAACAAAAAAAATATTTACTCCGATTAAATTAATTGGAGTAAATATTTTTTTTATATGAAAATTAACTTTTTTAGTAAACTAATATACAACGGTCAGGTCTTAATGTTGCTGTTATTTCAGCAATATCTTCTGAACTATAATCTAATGAACCAAAATCTACGTTAGTTAAAAATGTACCTTCTAAAATCCATTTTTCAATAACAACACCAGCTGGGTCTAACATTTCTAATTCAACATTTTTCTTATAACCAGCTGCATATCCCATTCTACCAGTAACTGATTCTGCATGTAATCTTACCCATTCCATTAATGCTTGTGCAGCAGATGGTCCAATTGGATCTTTAAATGTAACATCTATTGACTCCCAAATAAATCTACCAGCAACCCAAGTTGATGTATTTAAGAAAGGTATTTCAACTTCACCAATATTAATTTTTGGTCTTGATGCTGACATCACAAACCATTCATTTATTCCCAATGAGCTTGGAAATCTTAAAATAAACCTGTTCTGTTTTTTTGGTTCATAAGGAACAGGCATTTTCATTAATAAATTCGCCATAATATTTTTTATATTTTTTTTTCTTTTTATTTCTTATAAATATAGAACAAAAAGAAAAAAAATATAAAAACATGATAAATTTATTATTTATGTGGATTTGGTGATTTAAAATATATATTATTAAAGTTTGAAATACTAATGAATAAAACATTTAAATGATTAACAAACTCTGTTTTTGTATAAACACTTAACGAATATAAAATAATTAAACATAAAAATTTATCATAGAATTTATCTAAATTAATTATTGCATCGTAATTATTTTCTATTTTTTTGATTTGTTTATTGTAAGATACTTGAATATTCCAAATTAATTGTTTAGTTTCTAAATCAATATTTTTTTGCTCACATATTACAAGAAACATTTCAAATTTTTTTGTTTTAAACTCATTTTTTAATTTAATATATTCATCAGTATATAGTTGAATTTTTATCTTCTTTGTATTTATAACAAATGGGAGATCGTTATAAATAAAATTTAAATCAATAATATTTTCTTTATGTAAGTGAGTACGTAGCTGCATATCAACAGTTGGATCATCAAGAATAACATCAGTTTCTTTTACATCAAAAACCCCATACTCTTGATAAGCTTGAATTGTTTTATTTAAAATATTATTTTCTTCCATTACAATCTCCCAATTTTTATTTTGCAAAGATACAAACAAAAATTGAAATCACCAAATTTTCAACTATTTTTTCAACTAAATATCATAAAATATTAATAATCAAACAATTTAAAATATAGATAAATAAAAACATTTTTTATCCCAACATACTCGGAATTTTATTTTTTCAAAAAATCGATTTTAACGCTTAAATTCGGCTTATTTTTTATTTTATGATAAAAGTATCGTAAAATGAATTAAAGTGGCTTAAAATCGATTTTAGATAGCAAATTTTTGATTTTATCGTTCTGTTTTAATATTGAAAATTTCATTGATGGTATTTTTTGAATTTTATTTTGTGTTTTCCTTGCGTGCGTGACGCGTGTGCGTTAATTATATACCATTTTTACCATAATATTTATATAAACCATTATAAACCATAATAATATATCAAGGAAACCCACAACAAAGTGGGTTTCCGTTTAATAATCTTTAATAATCAAGGAAACGAAGTTTCCAATATCTTTTTATTTTTCTTTTTTTTCTTTTTCTTTTCTTTTTTTTTCTTTTTTTTTTTTTTTTTTTTCTTTTTTATTTTATATTATATAACACGCGTGCGTGCGTGTGTGTACACGCACGTGCGTCACACGCATGAGGAAATCTAATTTATCAATAATCTTTTTTTTATTTTTTCTTCAACCAATAATTCATCTTTCATTTCACATTCCCAAATTATCATTAAATTATATTCTTGGGAAAATTTTAAATTTCTTAATTTAGTTTGATCATTTTTTTTATTATTAATTTGTAATTTATATTTTGGAAGTGGAAAATGTTTAGGACAACAATGAAAAAAACAACCATGTGTTTCAATAAAATAATTATAATCTGGTAAGAAAAAATCATATTCTTTATTTTTATAAAAAAAATGATGTATAAATTTTATATCTAACTTATTAAGAATCTGAGAAAAACGCACTTCAAGAGAAGATATTCCTTCTGATTTTTTAAATTTTTTTCTTTTTTTAGTTTGTTTTTTTATCACTTTTTATTATATTTAAAATAAATAGGATTGTAATATTTAAAACAACCCTATATTTATAATAATAATAAAAATAAAAAAAAATATAAAAAAAATATGGATAATATTATTGATGAAGAATTTGATGTAATTACATTACCGTCACAAGGTTTATTTTACAAATCAAAGAAGAACACAGTTCAAGTTAGTTACTTAACAGCATCTGATGAAAACATCTTAACATCACCCAATTTACTTCAAAGTGGTAAAGTGATTGATGTTTTATTAAATAAAAAAATAATTGATAAAGATATCAAATCAGATGATATGTTGGTTGGTGATAAAAATGCTATTTTATTTTGGTTAAGAGCGACTGGTTATGGTGAAAAATATCCAATTGAAGTTATTGATCCTAACACAAATGAAAAATTTGAATATGAAGTTGATTTATCTGAAATACCAACAAAAGAAATAAAACTTACACCAGATGAAAATGGTGAATGTGAATTTACATTACCACTATCTAAATCAAAAGTTAAGTTTAGGTATCTAACATCAAAAGAAGAAGATGTTATTGTTGAACAAGATGAAAAAGATAGAAGAAAAAAAGGTCCTAATGCTATTTCGGAAGCATTAACTAAAAAATTAATTGCTCAAATTATGGAAATTGATGGAGTGAGAGATAGAAATGAAATTTATGTTAAAGTTAATAAATTAAAAGTTGGTGATTCATCAGCATTAAGACAATATATTAATGACAATGAACCTGGTTTAGATACAAATATCCCAGTTACTTCACCATCTGGTTCATTTTTTTTTACTGAACTTCCGATTACAACCAAATTTCTTTGGCCTTACATCAACTCATAAAGAAGATGTAATGTATGAATTTTATATTTTAATAAAACATGGTAATTTTACATATTCTGATATTTT